ACCAAAAGGGCTTCGACCTTTACCATTTGCGGCCCGATTGACCCCAGTTTCGGGCGGTTAGCTCAGCGGTAGAGCATTGCCTTCACACGGCAAGGGTCGCAGGTTCGAACCCTGCACCGCCCACCATGTAAGCCCCTGTTTTTTAAGGGGTTTTTTAACAAAAGGCCATTCGTAACTGGGTGGCCTTTTTCATTGTACGGATGGCGGTACGGATATACGTTTCGACTTTATCGCCTGCACCATTTCTGGCCCAACCTCCCCTTGGAAATGCGCAACATCCGCAACATGCGACACAAAACAAAGGTGTCGCGGGGGAAAAGTTGCAGGGTCACATGCGTGAAGCAGTGGCAATGCCACCGGGACGCCATGCCCCTGCTGCTACGGTTTTTCATGAAGACGGCACTCATAGCTAATCCGTCAGCGTTCGGGAAATCAAGTCACGCGCAGACCGAAACGCTTACGCCTGCGCGTGCTAATCCCCTGCTAGTCGCTTGCACACCAGCAACAGTTCCCGGTTGCGCCAGCGGATGTTCTGAACCGAAACGATGTCCCATGTCTCGCCGCGCATGATTAGGCGGTCGGCTGCATTTACGTCGCCACGCCACCTCATCGTCACCTTTACGTTGTCCTCGGCCTGAACTTGGGCGGCGGCCAGATACTCACGGCCTAGCATGGTGTCCACGCGGGCGAAGGCTTGCCCGTACTCCGTCCATGCCTCGGTCGAATAGCCCTCATCGTCTATGGTTAATGTCACGCGCTGCAACGCGATTTTTGTGTTCAATTCCTGCGCGGTGATTGTCATATCAGGATCAAGCCTCGTTTAGCGTAAGGGTCAACGGCAGGCGCTTCGGCCACCATGTAGCGGCCAATGCCCATGACGGCAGCCACCACGCCGTCGATGCGCTCGGTGGATTTGGCCTTGTCGGGTTTCAGGTTGCCGGCTGGGTCTTGGCTTACGGTGACGTTGCTCACCATCCAGCGCAGTACCGGGTTGCCGTCGTGTAGCAGCTCACGGCCTAGAATCCGGCGCTCCAGCTCCTTAGTCGGCCCGGACATGGAAGCGAAGCCTTGCCCGAATCCCACCATAGCGAAGCCGTCGCCCTGAAGTTGGGTCGCCAGTTGCGTGGCGTTCCATCGGTCGAATGCAATTTCGCGGATGCGGTAGCGTTCTGCGATTAGGTGTATATCGGCCCGGATGCGGTCGTAATCGGTCACAGCGCCGTCCGTAGCCGTCACCAGCCCCTCAGCCACCCATACGTCGTAAGGCACGCGGTCGCGCCGTACGCGGTCGCGTATGCGGTCAGACGGTATCCAGAAATGCGGAACCACAATTAGCTTGTCGCCCTTGGCGAAGGTCAGCACTAGCGCCGTGATATCCGTAGTGGATGCCAAGTCCAGCCCGGCGAAACAATCGGCGTGCTCCAAGTTGGGAAGCTCGCCCTTGCAGGCGTCCCAATCATCCATGCCAAGCCACCGGGAATCCTGCTCAGTCCATTGGTTTAGCAGTAACCGCCTGAAGGTGTTTTCGTAAGCGGGTGTCGCTTGCGCTTTCGCACACTCGGCTTCGAAGTAATCCAGCTTTACGGAAATGCCAAGGCCGGGGTGCGCCTTGTGCCAGGTCGCCGGGTCTTTCCAGTCGTCATTCTCGCCAGCCTCAAACAGCACGGGCAGGAAAGACGGATCTTCGATAATCCCGGCTTCCACCTTTTTGGCGTAGTCATACAGCTCGTAACACAGCGAATGCTTGTCGAAGCCTGCGGTGGTCGTGACAACGGTTAGCGGTTGGCGGCGTGCGCCCGTGCTGGTGGTCAACGTGTCCCATAGGTCACGGCCCGGCCAGCAGTGCAATTCATCGGCCCCAATGAAGTGGCAATTCAAGCCATGCTTTGTGTAGGCATCCGAAGACAGCACGCGGTAGCTGCTGCCACTGTCAGGGGTCACGATGCTGTTTTTGTAAACCTCGCTGCGGCAAGACAGCTCGCCTTCCATCTCCACCATTTGCTTGGCGGCGTCAAAACACAGGCGGGCTTGCTCCCGGTCTGCGGCTGCGTTGATTACCTGCGCGCCCGGTTCGCCGTCGCAGTACAGGGCATAAAGCGCCAGCCCAGCGGCAAGCGTGGTCTTGCCAGCCTTGCGCGGGATGAATACGAAACAGGTTCTATATCGGCGGGTTCCATCGGCACGCTTCCACCCAAACAGCGGGCGCACGATGCGGTCGGCTTGCCAGTCACTCAGGACAAACGGTTGTCCGCGCCACTCGCCGGTCGTGTGTCGGATGCACTCGGCAAAAAAGGCCACGGCACGTTCGGCTGCATCGGCGTCATACCAGAATCCGGAATCAGGTTCCGAAGAATCGGGCTTTGCCATTGTCCGCCTCCGGTGGCTTGTCGGCGGTGATGCGTGCGCGTGCCGATGGCGTCATGCCCAGCTCGCCCATTAGTTGCCGCAACTGGCCCACCATCGCCATGCTTGCGCCGCCTTTCCGCACTGCGTCCAGGTATGCCGCGAAGGTTTCGCAGTACGTCACCAGCAAGTCGTGGTCGGATGCCTTCAGGACGCCGGCATTCGCCAGCATCGGTGCCAAGCGTTGCCAGTGGGAGCGTGCGCCGTCGCTCAGGCAATCCGGCACGCGGATATCTACCGGCCCGGTATCAGGCTCGCCGGAATTGATCGGGCGCTTGCCCGCATTGCCATTCAGCAGTCGCAGGGCCACCGGCTTGGGGCGTTGTCCACGGGTCGCCATGTCATCGCTCCCCAGTCCGGGCTATGCGCGGCGCTGCGTGTGAAGTTAGGCGGCCGGTGTCGGAGTCGAAACACTCCAGCGATTTTTCCCTCGCACGGCGGTCTAGCATCGTGCGCTGGTTGTGGCATGGCTCGCACAAGGGTCGAAGGTTGTCGAAGCCGTTGTTGCCGTTGTTGCCGTCGATATGGTCAACCACACGCGCAACCTCACCGCAGCCCCGACACAACGGTTCCTTGTCCAGCACAGCCTTGCGTATGGCCTGCCATTGGCTGCCGTTGTAGGGCAGCGCACGGCCAGCGTGACGCGCCCGGTCTTGCAGGCGCACACGGTCATCGGGCAGCGGCTTACGCGGCTTGTGCTGCGGTATCGCGCTGGGCATTGTCCACCCCCTCTATCTTAGGCAGGTTCTCCAAGCGTCGCGCCTCACTGGGCAGCAGCCAGCCAGCCGTGATGCCACTCGCATAGAACTCTGCACGGCCCTTGCTATCACCTCGCAGCAGCGCCTCTACACTGTGTTCAATGAAGTAACGGGTGCGAGCCACGGGCGGCAGCAGCGAACGCTCACAGCTTTCCTCCCACATGGTTAACCAACGTCGCAGGGTGTGAGCCACGAACCAGCGGTTCATTTCCACGCTGTTGCTGAAGTTGGCGTGTCGCAGGTCAGCCACTAGGACAGGCGGAACACGGAAGATGCGGCAGACTTCCTCAACGCTGAACTGTCGGGACTGTAGCCACTGGGCATCCTCGTTAGACATGCTCAGTTGCGAATACTCCAGCCCGTTTTCCAGAATGGCGGTCTTGCCGCTGTTGCCTACGCCAGCGAACTGCGCCGTCCAGCTATCGGACAGGCGCTTGATGGAATCATCCGTCATAACGTGCGGGGTCTGAAGTACACCGCTCAGGCGTGCGCCATTACGAAACGTGGTGTTTCCGTGTTCCTGTTGTGCCAGGACTCCGCCCAGCATTTCGCGTGCAAGCTGGATTCGGGACTTGCCCACGATGCCGTTATCGGTGCGGTCCTTCAGGTGCAGTACCTCATCGGCCAGCAACGGGCGGACGCGGCCAGTCTCAGGGTCGGCCACGTCATACCGGATGCGCCCGGATGGCAAGCGAACCACGGTCACGTTGCGCGGGTGAATCGGGGTCAGCGTCGTGACATTGCCGTTGCCGTCTGCGGTTATCTCGGCGTAAGCGTTGCCCCACAGCAGGACTTGCGCGGTCAATTGCTCCCGGAACTCCAGCGCCGTTTGATAGGCGTTCGGTGCATCGTGCAGGACGCGATACAGCGGGTGGTCTATTGCCCGCTCCCGGTCGCCGTCTGGCAGATAGCGGTAAAGAATCAGCGGCAAGCCGGCGATGGTCTCCGCTATGGCCTGCACGCAGGCAAACACAGTCGATATCGTTTCAGCGTTGCCGGGTGATACCGGAATGCCGGCGCTGGTGCCACTAGGCAACAGGGCGGCCCACGATGGATCTTCAGCGCGAGTTTCTTGTTTGCTCCACGGCCAACGCATTAGACGGTCTCCAGCCATAACTTACGGGTGTCCAGAAAAAACATCTGGGTCGGTCTGCTTCGAAGCGATACTTCCGTGTTCTGGTAAGCCGGCCAGCTCTGCACAATCGAAACCTCGTGCAAGTCCACACTGCGAAGCTCGCGGTGGTCGCCGTTCCAGTGGTCGCCGTCTTTCGGCACGGTGAAGCCGAAACTGCATCCGCCTAAGTCGCCGCGTTCGGCCAGTGCGACTAGATCGCGTCCGGCTTGTGTATCGGGCAAGGCAAGGCTGAAGGCCAGCCCCTCGCTGGTTTCGTGCAGCTCCAGCGTGCCGGACTTAGTGCGGCCCAATACGGCCTTGGGGTCGTGGTCAGCAAGCGCCAGAATGTCGCGGCCCGATGCCAACGAAGCCCGGAATGCACCGGGCTTGATGGTCTCGGTAAACGAACCGATGCGCGCTTCACTATCGAAGCGCGCAATCGTACCGGTCAACTTGCGGCCAGTGGCTGTTACGCCACTCGCTGCGCGTCGCTCCAGGTCAGGCATCGGAAGCCACCACAAAGGCTTCCGGGTGGCGAATGCCTACATCCACGGTTGCCATCGCCCGAACCGCGACACCGCCGCGAGCGTATGCGGTGGACTCGTACGGATTGACCAGAATATCCAGCTCACTCCAAATGCCAAGCATGGCTTGCGAGAAGTCGCCCAGAATCACAGTGCCACCATCGGTGGTGCCGGGAACCTGATTCGTCACCCATGCCGGCAGGTCAGCCATGCGGCCACCATCCAGCAAGAAACCAGCGCCAGACGATGCAGACTTCAACGTGCTACGAAGCACGGTTGCAGCGCCGGGTGCGGTAAGCCATGCGTTAGGCGAAGCATTCACCAGCTCCAGCTTTTCCAACATCTCCAGCACTTGCAGCCACGTTGGCGTGGCAAGCGTGCCGGTCTGAACGCCAACGGTAGACAGGATGCCGTCCGGCTCATTAGCCCCGCCGCCTTGGATCAATGCGGAGTCGATGGCCTGCGCGATAGCGAAGCTCATATCGTCACGCAGCAGTTGCTCGATGCTCGGGTCGCTTTGCTGGATTAGCTGGCGCGACATTTCCGACAATGCCCCAACATGCTTGGGGGTCAGGGTGACGGCATCGAAGGTCATGTCGCTTGGGGTCAGGTTGCTGTTTTCTGCTACCCATCCGCTCGTTACGCTGGTGCCGTGCTTGGGGATGCTCACATTCCCGCGAAGGCCGCTCAGGACGCGCACGCCCAGACGCCGCGCCAGCAACTTGTTACGCAGCGGCTCAATGTATTGATCGGCGCGGTGGTCAGTGCCTACAAGGTCGGCGGCGCTGGTGGTGGTGTTAACGCGGCGCTCCAGTGCCGACATGGGCACAAACAGGCCGGTTGCCTTGCGGCCCGTGCGGCGTTCGGTCTCGGCGTGGTATTCCGCTTCAGCACCGGTAAGCGCCCGGCCTTCCATCTGCGCCCGGATAACCGCCATAAGGGAAACGCGGCTTTCAAGGTCGGCCACACTGCGGTCGCCGTGAATCACGGTGCCGGATGCGCGGCGCTCAGCATCGTCCAGGAACTGCGCTCGGGCTTCCTGCGCTTCCAAGTCGGTGATGGTGGCCTTCAGCGTGTCGAAGGTGGCGGTTTCGTCGCTCGTAAGCGAGCGTTTCTCGGATTCAGCACGGCCCAGTAGGGTGCGGGCTTCGGCGGTCTTGGCGGCGCGCTGTTCGCGCAGGGCATTAAGTGACATCGTGATTATTACCTTTTGGTTGCGCCCGAACGGGCATAAAAAAACCCGCCGAAGCGGGTCGTTGCGGATTTGCCTGCGAATCAGGCGCTTCCAATTCCTGTGTTCAGTCGATACGGCTGCATAAGACGTTGCGCAGCCCGTCGCCTGTATTCCTGCGCATCCGGGTCGCCGCTATCGGCATGCACTTGCGCCAGCAAGCAACACGCGATGACGACATCCGAAGGCGGGCCATCGGTTGGGAACTCTTCCTCTGCGATGAATCCCAGATAATTGTTTGCCTCGGAACTAGCAGATTCCAGTGCAAGCTGAAACGGGCTATCAAGATCGGTACTCAGCTCGCGGATGAAGTCCTTAAACTGCTCAAGCGTTGCGATTGTCATTGATTGATTCCATGGTCATTTTTAAGTGGTGGCAGATAGCGACTCCATGCGTCATGCATGTCTTCGCGTCGGTAACCCTTGGGGGTGGCGATGCCGATACGAACTGTGCGGGGTTTAATGTCGTACTGCCTTAATCGCCAGCTCAAACCGCGTGAATCAAGCGGTTTGCCTTTCAGGTCGGCCCATGGCGAATCCTCCAGATCGTGTAGTCCGCTCAATATGGATTCACTGGATAGCGACTCAGCTGTTCCAAACACTTGTCGAAGATCGTGTAGTAGGCGGACGCCTAGGCTTACGCCGCCCCCTTCTTTGGATTCCGCAACAAGCGCAACAGCCGCAACGCGGGACATCTCCGGCCATTCTTCGCCCGCTGCATCAGCAACAGCAATTAGCGGCTCCCATACATCGGCGCTTCGATCCTGGATGCCATCCGGCAGCTCAGGGAAAACGATACTGTCCGCGACGGATGCAGCCCAGCGTTCAAGCCGTGCCCGTATCTGCTCACCCTCGGGGCCATTGGTTCGCTGCCGATACGGCTCTATTTTTTCATCCGGCGAACGCCTGCGCATGCGGACAATGACGGAGCGGGTCAGGATCGTATCGGGCAGGCTGCCAAGTCCTGCCAGCGCAACTGCGCAATAGGTCGGGAAGTCCTCCGGGACTATCTCGTTACCCCTTGCAACGCATCGGCCAGCAGACGCGCCGCGCCTGTATCCACTATTCAGAAGCGCCCGCAATTCTTCGTTGCCCGGTGCTTTGCTGCCCCATATCGTGTCAACTTCGTCAAACAACACGGTCGGCAATGCATCTTCCGTTGCAATTTTTCGAATCAGATACGCGGGCGTAGCTGAAACCGCTAGCAACGGGTTCGGGGTCAATGACTCGGTGACTTCCAGTGCTCTGGATTTACCGCTTCCGGGTTCAGTCGATAGAAACGCAATTCGTGGGGTTGTGTCCCAACATGCCATTAGGTGCGCGTGAGCTATCCATAGCGTGTGCGCGGCCCGCGTGTGGATGCTCGGATATGCAACGAACCGCCCCAAGTAATCAAACACATCCCACAAGACTTGCGCGCCGTCTGGATACAGTGCGGTAAATGCCGCTTTTTCTAGGGCGCTCATCGGCGGGCCTCCACAAAAATGGAAGCGGCGTTGTCGATAAGCTCGGACGCCTTCACCAGCCGGCAATAGTCGTCCCACTCTAGCGGCTCATCTCGAAGCAGTTGTGCCGCTGCTATCCGCGCAACAGTGGCCTCGGTAGCAAGCACAGCCAATGCTGAAGCCCAGCCCGCCTCACGCATTGCGCGCTTTTGCGCCCTGCGTTCCTCCGGACTGGCAGGCCAATGACGCGGTGGCATTAAGTCAGCCCAGCGAAGCCCAACCGCGCCGATAACATCTTCCGCACGGCATCCGGCGAAGCAATGTACCAATACGCGGCCATCGGACTCGGCAATGGATAGCTTCCGGGACTTGCCATCGCAGGCAGGGCATCTTGCTCGCCAGCCCTTGCCGGACTGTTGCACGCTGTCCAGACGATCCAGTAGGATGCGCGCACTTGCCTCGCCGTAAGTACCCTCAGCGCCTCGGACCTGCCAGTCCGGGGCGTTGCTCGTTTGGGCCGTCATGCTGCCTCCTCTAGCTTTCGCTCGATGAAGGCGACCAGATCGGCCACGGGGACAACGGTTCGCGTTCCAATCTTCAGGGTGCGAATGTCACGGTCGCGCACCAGGTCATAGAACAACGTTCTTCCGATACCCAGACGTTCGCACGCCTCGGAGACCGGCACTGCCAGTTTCTCGTTTGTCATTGTTTTGCCTTTCGCAGGTACAAATAGAAAAGGCCCGCGTAAGCGAGCCTTGGTTTACTGGCCCGGGGCCAGATAGGACAAAGGCCCGCCATGTCATTGGCGAGCCTTCGGAATAGATGCGCCCATATACCGGGGCGCTCGGTTGTCTTTACGGGACAAGCGGACGGGAGTTGTCACACTGACGTAGTGACCACGCTATTTGCCGGCTGCGAACCCGGGCAAAAACTGGTTGACGCTACCCCGAAGGGTGCGGTTTGACTCCCGTCAAGAAGTCATCGGGCTAGGCCCGGAAACGCAAAAGGCCCGCCGATTGGCGAGCCTCTAAGTTATTTCGTTATATCTACTCTACGGCCGGATTCGGCCTACTTCCTTAGCGTTCAGAAATATGTTTCCTCACCGTTAAACCATTCTGTCATCCGCTCGCGCATCTCGGTAGTTAAGGCCATCTTTTCATAACCGGGCGATTTCCTGCACCAGTTATAGCCCTCTCCCATGTTCAGCGTAAACCCCGTTTCCGGGATGCGCACTTCCGTTCAGAAATATGTTTCCACACCGTTGCCTCAGTGTCGCACGGGGTTTTCGTTCCCCGTACTTAAGGCTAACAGCCCCGTCAATAGGGGTTGTCCGAACTGTTATTACCAATCTATATCACGGGCCTAAATATCCATCCCAGTTATAGCCACCCTATCAGACAGGCCCGAATATCTAGCCCAGTTATAGAAACACTATCAGGCTGGTCAACTTTCCGAACTTTAAGGAACGGCCTAGGGCTTAAGCGGCGCAAACATCAAAGTGCTTACCCCTTGGCCTCCCATATTGGCATCCGCTCGCGCATCCCCGTAGTTAAGGCCACCTTTTGCGCTTGTGGCGGCTGTTGCGGATGTTGCGGAGTTCTGAAGGGTAGGGGGGCTATCCAAGGTCTAACGCCGCCAGCTTTTCCTGCGCTGCGCCCTGCACCAAATGCCCGTAATGCTTTTCAATCATCGCCAGCGACGTACCGGCCAACTTAGCAACGGTCAGCAAGTCCATACCGGCCCTGATGGCGTCGGTAATCCAGCAATGCCGCAACGTGTAAAGCACAGTATCCGGGGGCAGCCCAGCCGCCAGTGCCGCAGCCTTTACGCCCTCGCGCCAGTCGTGGGGCTTCCACGGCTCGCCATCGTCACGGGTAAACAGGTGCGCTTTAGGCAGCTTGGACTTAGCTAGTCGATCAAACAGCGCCTTAGCGGCAGGGGATAGGGGGATTGTTCGCAGGTGGTCTTTGGTCGTGAAGGTAACGGAACCCGTGCGGGCGTCGTATCCCTTGCGTAAGACGGCGGCGGGGTCGCCGGGGCGGCAGCCGGTCAATGCCACACACTCAATAAGGTCACGCACGCCGCCTTCAGCAGCGGCCAGCAATGCACGGCGCTGCGCCCGGTCTAGGTATAGGTCGCGGCGTCCGTCTGCGCCCTTATCCGGCTGCATAGAACGCCATTCGTGTTCCTTTTCGGGTGACACATACCGCTTGCGAACTGCGTAGTTCAGGGCAGCTTTCAGGGTCGTTAGCGTGCGCTTGAATCCAGCGGGAGACATGGCCTTGGCAACTGGTGGCCGGCCACGTTTAGTGGGCATGGGTGCAAGGTCGCCTGATTCCATCCGTTCGCGCCATTGATCTAGGTGGCGTTCCTTCAGTTGCGACAACTTCACCTTACCTAACGGGTCGCCGTCGATTGTGCGGGCGAATCGCCGTTCGGCGTCGGCGGCTGCACTTTCCCGCTTCGCCTTACGCAAGCTGTTGACGTACTCGGCACAGGCGGCTGCGACGGTCTCCACGTCAGCCGAATTAACGCCGGCTTCCACAGCCTTACGCCAGCGCCGCGCCTCACGCTTGGCGTTCTCGTAATCGTTCTCTGTCGATACCGGCCCTAATGCGTGGTAGACGTGCCGCTTGTCGTCGGTGTGGTATCGGGCTACCCAGTTGCCGCCTTGCTCCAGGCTACGGAATCCGACAAACAATCCACGCTCTACAGGCGCGCCCCAGTACGGCTCCCGGCGGGGGTCTAGCTTGTTTCGTAACGTTGCCTTGTCGATGTCGTAACGTGCCATTGCAATGCCCATCCGTGATCCGTACGGATACTGTACGGATATACAGGGGCGAATACCAGCGGACAGCGGCGGACACTATATCAATGATATCAATAGGTTAACGGATAGCAGCGGACACTGGCGAACGGGTATATACGCCTTCACACGGCAAGGGTCGCAGGTTCGAACCCTGCACCGCCCACCAAACAAGCCCCTGATCTATAGGGGGTTTTTTAGCGAAAGGCCAGCCCGAAACGGTTGGCCTTTTTATTTGTATGGAATGAGGTACGGAAAGTCGAAAAGCGTTTCCGTACGAAGGGGCCTAGACTGGACGTGGGGACGTGGGGACGTGGGGGAGGATTTGAATTGAGCGCAAGACAACACTTAAAGCTTCAGAAGCAGCTATTAGTCGAAACCTTTAGTCATGCTCGGACCTACACGAACGTGATAATGGTCACCGGATACGCTGGCATTTTCGCGTTGTGGAGTTTACAGAGTGGCCGCATCACGCCGGCATCTTCATTTGGGGTCGGGCTTTTGCTGGCCGTTTCGATTACTGCCTTTGTGGGGTGGGAAATCTACGGAATGGTCCAGCGGTTCCTGGCCATGTCGGTGTTACGGAAGTCAATTGATAATCCGGTCCGCTATTCCGCCGAAATTAAATTGCACGCTCAACGAACCGAAAGGCTAATGCGCAAATTTGAGCAGTACTGGCATCCGGTCATTTGGGTTGCCGCTGGATGCGCTGCTTTGGCCATGCTGATATTAGTTTCTGCTTTCAGTCACGGCCTATTGCTCACCTATGTTCCTCATGTTTCTAAAGGACAGAGCGCTATGGAATTGAACTTTTTATCGGTAGTTTTAGGTGGGATAATCGCAGGCATAGTTGGTGTTGTCGCTCTTCGTTTCGAAGCATGGCGCAACCGCAAGGCGTTGAAGAAATCCCTCGCGACAGCCTTGGAATCCGATCTGCGCGGCACGGTCGAAATATTTGACCAGGTATTGAGCGTATGGAAGTCACATCACTACATTTCGTACGCCTATCTGGATCAAATCGCGTTCATTAGAGCCAACTTTAATTCGGATCGTCCAAATTTCTTCATTTTGAACGACGACGACATTCGAACTCGTTTGAACCTCTACTTCAGGAAGAGCTATGCGACGCTGGAAAAACTGCGACTGAAGCAAGATGAAGTTTATGGCGTAACTAGAAAAGCGGAACAGGCAGAAATGGCCAAAGATGCCCAGTTGGCTTTGGACATTGAGGAGCAAAAGAATCTAGACGTTATAGAGGAAGTCCTGAAAACTACTGCGCGCGATCGCGATAAAGCATTAGAAGAGCTGGAAGAGGCATTAGAAGAACTGCGAGAGCACCGCAGTTCCGCTATTGAGATTGCTGATCAGTTAACTTTGCGTTTTTAAGGGCACAATGCGCGTTGAGGCGGTATTTCTTGCCAACCACATTCGGCGGAATCGCCTGCGGCGGTTCCGCTCTGCAAGAACCCTGGAATGTGGCAAGCCTCGAGCGCATCGCATCGTTCGTGATGTGGATACCGCGATTCACACGGTTTCCCTCG